GGGTCGGCGTGTAAGAGAGGCCGGTGCCAATCGTGAAGGTCTTGTTGCCGTTGCCGATCGTGTTGCTCGTCGTCGAGGTCGTCAGGTAGCGGTCGCCCGGGATGAGGGTCTGGAATGAGGCGTCGAAGTTCGAGCCCGAGTTCTTCGTCAGGACTTGGCCGACCGTTCCGCCAGTGGGCAAGCCGGAGCCGGCGACGAAGGCAGTCGTTTGAATGGACGTATCGGGGAACGTGATGCCCTGGGACGGCTGGATTGTGAACTGTCCCGAGCCCTGCTGGTTGATGGTCAGGGAGGTGGCGCCGAGGTTGGCCACGCTGGTCCCAGCGCCGGGGATGTTGACGCCTGAAAATGTCGGGGTGTTAAGGGAGCCTAGGCCAAGGTTATCTCGGGCCAAGCTGAAGTTGGTCAGCGAGCCGAGGTTGTCGGCCTTGGTCAGGTAGGGCGTGAGAGCCGAGGCCGTCAGGAAGCCCGAGGGGTTTCCGCTTAAGGGATAAAAACCAGCGGTCACCCAAGACTCGGTCGCGTAACCGGCGAGGGATAGGGTTGACCAGTTGGTTGCGTAATCGACACCAGTGGTCGTCTTGGTCAAGAACTGGCCAGCAATGCCGCCGACAGGAACGCCAGGGCCGGGGATGCCCTGAGCTCCAGCGGGTCCGGCAGGTCCTTGGGGCCCGGGCGTCCCGACCTGTCCCGAGATGGTCCCGCCAATCAGGCTGTTGAATGTTCCGTTGATGGTCGCCATGTTATGCTTGAGTGATGGTCTCCTCCACCTTGACGCGGAAGATATTGGAATGTGTCACGGGGGAGCCGGCGAATTGGAAGCGGATGTCCCAGCTGCCTAGGCCGATGGACCAGTTAGAGGTGTCGCCGACGTAGGTCGTGGAGAAGGACAGGCCGTCAACGGCGAGGGCCACGGTCATATCGTACTCGTGGCCGCAGTGATCGCGGAGGGTCGAGGTGATGGTCGTGCCTAGCAGGTTCGCCGGCTCGCCAGCGCCAGGGACCCATGTCCAGGTGCAGGAGAAACTGTCGCCCCTAGAGAAGATGGTGGTGTTGGCCATGGCGTTCTAAATCTGCGGGGGCGGGCATCCCGTCAAAGACCTTTGCTGTGCTGGCCAGCTCAGGCCACTAGTTGACCAGGTTATACCACCAAGCGGACGGGTTCAGCGTATACCCTGGGATAATCCACATGGACTCGAACCAAGCGTAGTTCGACACGTTGTCAAAGTCGTCCGCGGCGGCAGCGTCAAACTCTGAAGGGTCAGGGGCGTTTGAATAACTTAGACCAAGGTTTTCAGTCCAGTTGATACGGAGGTCAATCGGTCCGTATTCATACTGAGTAACCAGCCAAGAGTTGGTGCCCGAGTCCCAATCGATTTGAGCAATCTTCTTGTAGGTGTATCCGATGCGCTGCGGCACGGACGAGCCATCGTCGACGGTGGCTCCGTTGATGTACAGCCTTCGGTAAGAGGTGCTACTATAGGGCGGCGCCTGAATGCGATCAGTCATCACCGTGTCGTCCGTAGGATATACGGAGATGAAAGGCATCTCGGCATCAATCAGACGATCGGCAGCGTGTGTGCCTGCGTTGTCTAACCAGTCAATCATTGAGATGGTCACCAGCCATGAGTTGGAACCTCCCTCGTAATCCCCATTTATGATTTCTACTTTTCCGTCCCCGGCGAACCATTCAAAGCGAGGGCCGTCCGTAGCAGTTCCTGCTGTGCGCGTACCGTTCCGGTAGACGGACCAATCCGTGATGCGGGCCTGCTTTTCAGTCCATGAGAAAAACGTAGGCCCGCCGGCTGAAGAGGGGAACCCGCCGCCAGGGGAGAAGGGGAAGCCAGACTTACTGAAATCGACAACGCCCTTGTATGTCTTGACGAAATAGTCGTCGCCCTCCTTGACCACAATACACTGGAACTGCTGGTACGTCTGGGCGGCCGTTTCCTTGAACGGCTCGGAGATGTCCAGGCTGACGCCGTAGCCGCTGGAGCTGAAGCCGTAGCCGTTGCCGGGTTGGATGCTCATGAAGCGGCGTAGACTTCGGCCGGGTAGCCTTCGCGGTTGAACCGAATCTCGTAGTTAATCTTAACGATCTTAGGAGCCGCGCCGACGGGCACGCAGTAATCCTCGAAGGAGGCCTGCGATAGCAGGATGGTATTGCGGGTCGTTCCCTTCACGCTGGCAGTCCATGTCGTGCCGAGGTGGTCGGGCAGTAGCTTGATTCCGCCGAACGTATTGGCCGAGGATGTCTTGCCCACTGCGTCCCTGATGATGGCCACATTGGCTAGGTTCTTAGTATAGATGACCCCAGAGAAGGACGTGATCGGGGAGAGGTAGTGGGTCTTCCCGTAGTAGTACTGCTTTGCCGCCGTGCTTGAATCCTTGAAGCCTAGGAACCCGCCGGCGTTTGTGGCCGTGCCTTTGAACGTAGCGCCGAAGATGCCGCCGACTCGTTCCTCAAGGTTGATAGTGGAGGTCGAGAAGGTCGTCCCATTGCCGGCGATGGCCGTCGTGAAAGGGGCCGTCGGTCCGAAGAAGTTCGGGTGGGTCGTGATGTGCTCCGAGGTCAGGCCATGTGAGGCGGTCACGTTAGGGGCGGTGTTTTCCCCTACGGCTAGAAGGATACCGACGTACTCGGCGTCGATAGTATCCACGTCCAAAGCCCCGCGGGTAAGCGTAAACTTGTGACAGAAGAAGTCAGAGTAGACAGGATGCACCTGCCCAGTGGTGACGGCCGTCCCGCCGACCGTCTTGTCCACGAGGTAGGTCGCCCGGGCGGTCATCATGCCGTAGCCGTCATTGGTAAATGCGCCTCCTGGCTGGACGAACTTGGCGGTCAGGTCATTGCCTGCTTTGATTAGGGCCATGGTTATTTAGATTTGGTGACGAGAGGGCTGCGGTTTGGAGAGGCGTTGGCCGGGGTGCTAGGCGTGGCGCCTGACGCGGTGACGTCCATGACGCTGGCCGTATAGCCATACTTGGCCGCGAGAATCTGGAGGCAGGTCAGTTGCTGGAGGGCGATGCCCTGCTGTTCTTGGAGGGCCGTCACGATGGGGTTGGCGCCGACGCCGATCACGTTGCCGGAGATGGCTCCCGTGCTTGAGGTCGTGCCCTTGGTATCCGCGGCCTTTTCCTTTTCGGTGCTAGCGCCACCTGCCTTGATGGCGGCGAGCAAGGCCTTAGATTTGTCGGCGCCTCCAGATGCAGCGGCCGTCGTGCCAGTCGGAGTGGTCGAGCCATCAGCTCCCATTGCGACCAGGGCGGCGCCCATCGGGGTCGACGTTATTGCGCCAGTGACAGCGGATGAAGCAGCCCCCGGGGCAAACCTATCTAGGAAATTGAAAAGACCAGTGGCCGCATCTTCGGCGACCTTAGAAGCCCACTTGCTGTAGTTATTGTAAACGTTGAAAAGGTTGGCGGCGAGTTTGACCATGCTTGCGTTCAGCCGGTCCATGCCGTCGTTGTAATCACCCATGGCCTTGAGCGTTTTTGCGTCCACGATCGGGGCGTCGGCGATGTCCTTCTGGAGTTTCTGGAAATCGTTAAGCATCGGCAGGATGTCGTTGCCAATCTTGTCGCCGAAGAGGGCCGTCGTAATGAGCAGCCGTTCCGAGTCATCAGCCCCACCGCCTAGCGCGGCAGAGATAGCTAGGAAGACCGAAGTCGCGTCGCCTGCCTTCAGCTGCTCCATCGTGACGCCGAGGGCCTTGAACATCTCGACCTTCTTCCCCGTGCCGGCGGCTGCCTCGGCCATGTCCACGCGCAGCTGACGGGTCGCCTTAGCCAGGACGGAGACGGACACGCCGGACTGTTGCGCCGCGTAGGCCAACCCCTGGAACTGCTCGGCCGATAGGCCGCTTCGGTCCACCTGATCAGCGACCTCGCCGAGTTGCTTAAAGGTATTGCTAAGGAAACTCAGGGCCTTGTCGAAGAGAACGGTCGCCGCGAACATTCCCGCGAGCTTCTTGCCGATGTCGCTGCCGGCCTTCTTGAACGAGTCGCCCAGGGAGTCGACGGACTTCTTCGCCCGACCCGTCACTTGCTCGACGTCGGACTTCCCCTTCAATTCATATTCAAGTTTCTGTGCCATTGGTCTCGGGGGTCTTTACCTCTGCGGGAGGGGCAACCTTTTCGAGTCGCTCCTGTTCCTCCATGAAGGCCTCCTCCTCGGTCGTCAGAATCTTTGACTCTGAACCGTTGGCCGCAGACCAAGCCGCGTTCATCCAGATGGCCTGACACTCAGGCATTTCCCAAGCCCTCTTCTCGTCGATGCCGTTCTTGATGAGCGCCGCGATCACGCCTAACGGCCAAGGGATGCCGATGTCGTCGGCCGTCCCCTTCTTCTTTTCAGGGGTGTCCCAGAACCTAGGCCAGCAGCCGACCATGCAGTATTCCCCGAAGCGCTCAATCTCGGTTGCGAACTTGCCCGGGTGTTTGTTGAGGTGCTCGACCATGCGGACCTCGGCCGGCTCCAGGTCGCCAAGCGGCTCCTCGGCGCATATCTTGACCGCGGCTAATAGGTCCAGGGCGGTCGGCTCCGTCTTGCCCGTAAGCAGCGGAGACTCGATGGCCATAAGCCGCACGCGGTACTTGAGGCAAAACGGATAAACGGAACGACCAAGGATTTGCACCTTGGCCGCCGGGTCTGTCCAGGCGCGTAGGAATCTTCCGTCCACGCCTTGAGTCTACCCCTCTCGGGGCGGTGTCAATTACGCGTAGGTGATACCTTCGTAATCGACGGCTTCGACGGAGACGCTGCAGAAACCTTTGTTCTGCGACTTCTCGTCGACCTTGGTCACGATTCCCACGAAGCTCGCCGAAGCGGTGCCAGCAGGATAGGCCGAAAGGGTGTTGGTCGTGAAGGTGAGGGTCGCGCCAAGGGTAGGGACGGTCGAGGTCTTCACGATGCCGTCGATGCTCAGGGTCGTCTTGCGATCGTCGAGCCGATGGGTGACGGTGATGCCGGCCTCGTTCTGCACAGTGTCTTCGTTGTTGAAGCCAGAGGAGACAGAGAAGGACTGGACGAATAGATTCGCCACGGTCCCAGTGCCGATGCCGTAAATGCAGGAAGTGCCGTTGAGGATAGCAGCCATAGTCTTTGAAACTGCGGGAACGGGCAACCCTTAGGGGGTCGGGTTCACGACCACCGGGACGGTGTAGCTGAGGACGGTCGCCCAGGAGCGCTCGTCCCGGCCTTCATCTTCGGAGTCGGGGATGACGTCATAGCATAGGGCAGAGCCATCGGTAACGAAGGCGGCCTTGATTCCAGAGACGTTGGACATTGACCCGGCGATGGCAGCGCATCGGTCGCGGTGCTGGGTCAGGGTGTTGTCGTCGGCGTTGGAGAAGATCGTGACGCGGACCGAGCAGTAGTAGTTGCCAGCGCCCTCGGGCAGTTCGGGCGGCGTACGGGCGGAGTCGCAAAGGACCACGCACTTGGGGAGGACGTTGATCTCAGCGTTGTCGCCAGTGTAGACGGCCACGCCAGCAAGGCCTGTCTCGGCGGTGAGGAAGGTATCGAGGACGGCCTCGACGATGTGGCGGGCTGAGAAGGTTCCGGGCATGGTTATTTGATTCCGTGTTTTTTGTTAAAGTTTTGTGTGTGATGCCTGAGCATGATTTCCATCATAGCAGGCATCTGTTTAACGCGGTTGCCGTAGACAAGGTTCTTCACGTCGGCGCCGGTTGCAATGCCATCCGTATCTCCCTTTTGATTCCCGATTGTAAGGTCAAAGATGAGCGTGCCCACTGTGCGTTTAGACATGGCAACGATGCCGTCCGAGTTGCTATGCCTCTTGATCCAGAGGGGAATCTGGGAGCGGCCTGCATTGGCTCGGGACTTGGGTCCGCTAAGGCCTTTTGGCTTGGGGAGTTTAGCCAGGGTATCGACCCAGCCTGCCTTGATGCGGCCGACAGACTTCTGGCGCTGCTTGATGTATTCCTTGAGGACTCCGTCCTTGGCTTCCATGCGCTGCCAGAACTCAATCCCTGGGCCGCCGTTCTTCTTGATTCGGCCGCCGAACTTTTTGAGCGCAGCTTGATGGACATCCCTAACACCCGACACGGTTTCGATCACGGAACGGTTGAAAGTATTCCCTGCCTCCTCTTGGCCGATGCGGTTAAAGTAGTTCTTCAGTTTGCGGAAGGAGCGGACAGTCCCGAATCCGTTGTCGAACATCCGGGCGTAAAGGGCGTTGCCGGCGAAGACGTCCGTATTCTCCCCGGCCAGTTTCCAGAACTTGGACGGGTTGTTCATGAAGGCAGCCGAACCGAGTTTGCGGAAGAGGCGGCCGCGGCGTCCATTGACCGAGCCTGAGCGCTGGCCGACTACGACCGAATGCACGTCGCCCTTGATGGCGGCATTGCCCACCATGCGGGCTTCGTCGCTCATGCCGTCGCCTCCGGCCTTAACAATCGGAGGGGTGAAGATCATACTGTCGCGGCACATCAGGGCGGCCTGCTCCAGGAAGACATCTATCAGTCCGTCATTCGTACCCATTACGAAACGATTGATGGCGGCCATGAACTCCTCCCGGCTCTTGGGAATGATGCTGCCTTCAGCGATCATTGGTTGTCGTCGATGACCACGAGGGTGATCCAAGCCGAAAGGGTCTTGTAAGTCTGGCTGGTGATGCGGACGACCTTGCCCCCGACCGTCAGTTTCTTGCCGATGCCTAGGGCGGCGATGGGAACGCCTGCCGAGATGACCGCCGCCGAAGCCCCAATAGACCCGTCTGGCTTCGTCCAGGAGGCCGTTGCGGCGGGTAGGCGGACGGTGTACTGGGTCCGCTCACAATACCCCCCCGCTTCAAGGACGGTGGTGTAGGCGGGTTCCGAGATAAGGGCCGAGAAGGTGACCGTCGAGCCGGCCGTGGCGCAGGGAATCCCTAGGTCGTAGGTGATTTCCTTCGCATCGTTCAGAAACTCTTGACCGTACAGGCTCATACATCTGCGGACTCGGGCAAAAAAAAAGCCCCCATTTCTGGAGGCCTTTCATCGTGGGGCTTTAAGCCCCGGCGATTACGGGTTGTAGACCGCGGCGATCGTGCCGGCCGTGACCGCCTTGTTCGCGCCGAACATGAGTTCAGCCGAGGCGACCAGGTTGCGGGTGCTCTTGTCAGCCCACACGTTGTAGTAGATGCTCATGCCGAGGCCTTCGAGGGCGACGACTTCCGAGACGAGCATACCGTCGCGGACGTGGTCGAGGGAAGGGGCGGCGGCCGCGAGAGCCACGGCCTCAGGCGCACAGGCGAAGCCGGCCAATTTGGCCTCGGACGGGAACTGGGAAGCGTAGAAGACGCCACCGTCGAAACCGTAAGCACCTTCGGACAGGGGCAGGGAGGTCGTGCTGGTCGGGATGAGCTGGCTGTAGATGCCAGGGTTCACGATCAGGGCCTTGCGGCCGGCCTTGCTGACACCGGCCCAGAGGGCCTTGAGCTGCGCGGAGCCCGGGGTGACGGCGCTGTCGGCAGCGGTCACGGCAGCGGCGCCGAAGTTGGCGACGGTGATGGGGGCGGTAGCGAGGGCCCAGATCTTGTCGGCGAGGGCGTCGAGGTTGATCTTCACCAGGCGCTCAAGGCGGATGGAGTTCTGGATGTCAGCGTAGCCGAGACCGAAGGGCTGATAAACGTGGTCGAGGGCGACCGCGGTGGCCGAGAGGGTCGTGCCGCCGATGACGTTGAAGGAGGAGGGGTTCACCTGAGTGGCGGCCGTCGCGGAGGCGATGGCGACCTGGATGGTGTCGTTCGGCTTCTTGACGTCCGTGGAGAAGTCGGTCGAGAAGTTGCGGAGCGCGGCGAGGCGGTTCGCGAGGATGGTCTGGGACTGGGCGGCGAGAGTATCGACGATCAGCTGGGCAGCAATGGTGTTGGACATATTAGTTTAGGAGAGAGTTGGGATTGAGGGGAAAGGGTTACTTGGAAGCCGAGAAGATGGCGGCGCGGTTCTTCTTGAGGAACGCGGTTCGCTCATTGCCGAAAGGCATCGCGGCGTACTGCTCGGCGATTTCCTTGTCCGTAGCACGGACCGGGCTGTCGCCCTGGGGAAGGTCCACGGCGGCGACGCCGACCTTGGCCACGATTGCCGCGGCTTCGGCGGAGGCGCTGATCTGGACGGCCGAGAGTTCGGCGACCTTGGCGGTCAGTTCTTCGACCTGCTTGGCGGAGACGGCGAGGAGGCCTTCCAGCTCGACGAGCTTGGAGTCCTTGACCGAGGCTTCGACCTTGAGGGCTTCGACTTCCGAGGAAGCGCCGACGGTCAACTTCTCCACGGTGGCGCGGAGGTCGTCACGTTCGGCAGAGGCGGAAGCGACAAGGGCTTCGGCGGCGACGAGTTTTTCTTCGATAGTCATGGTTCTAAAGATTGCGGAGGTGGGCAACTGTCAGGGGTCAGAAAGTAGCCAGGGCTTCCCGGAGGTTCTGCACGATGCCCGTGGCCAGACCCTTGGCGGCGGCTTCCTTGCCCGTGAACACCTGACCTTCCATGTCAGCGTCCTGCACATAGAGGCGCTTGTTGCGGACGGCGGCCCGGAACTCATCGCGGGTCGATTCGACGGAGGCCTGGAGATAGGCGCGCTGGTCGTCGGTCAGGGCGAGGCCTTCGGCGCCGGCGGCCTTGTGGATGCCTGCGGCGATTACCTCAAACTTGATGCCCTGGGCGGCGTAGTATTCTTCGAGATTCGGGACCACCATGTAGACGCCGATGCTGCCGATCTGGGAGGAGGGCGTGACGACGAACTCGTCTGCCTGACTGGCGACCCAGTAGCCGGCGGAGGCGGCCATGTTATCCGCGAAGGCGCGGGTCGGCTTGGGGAAGTTGGCGACCTTGGCCGCAAGTTCCTCGATGCCGGTGACCGTGCCGCCCGGGGAGTTGACGAAGAGAAGCACCTTCTCGACGGCGGGGTTCTCGGCGGCTTCATCGAGCCAGCCAGAGACCACGTCCACGTCGGCCGCTCCCATCATGCGCTCGATAGGCGAGACACCCTTTGAGATTGGTCCCGACAGAGGGACGACTGCCACGTTGCCGACGACGTAGGGCTTGGGCGATTCGCCGAAGAGCTGCGCGATCATGTCGCCGAGGCCGGCGGCCTTGGACGCTTCGACGTAGTCCTTCGCCCGGACGGGATTGATGAGGAGAGGCTCTAGGCCGCGGAGGCCCTGGGAAAGAAAACGCACGGGTGTTAGGGGGTAGAGGGTTCGGGGGGAGGAGGCAGGTCGAGGTTGTCGGCCACGTCCGTGGGGAGTTGGCTGTTGGCCTGTCCCTGTTGGAGCCAGTTGAAGCCTGGCTTGTAGAGCATCCACACGGGAAGGCCCTTATCCTTGGCTAGGCCGATGACGAAGTTCATATCGTCGGCGCGCTTGGAGAGCTCCTGTTTGAAGTCGAGGCCGCGCTGGGCGTAGAGCTCGCTCATCGATAGGAGCCCGAGCTCGACGTCCGCACGATCGTTTGCGGCATCTCGGCCACCGTCCACGGTCACGCTCTTAGGCGTGGTCCAAGAAGCGGCGTACCACTTCGGGTCGTCGGGGATAGCGCCGGACGCGATACCGTCGGCGATGATATAATCCCATGTCGGCTGACAGAAGGTGTCGATGATTACGGTCTGATATTTCCCGAAAACCCGTGCGGCCTTCGCGGTCACTAGTCTAATAGAGGCTCCGCCCAGGGCTTGAGGATTGGCGACGAACTCGAAAGGCAAGGAGCCGAAGGCGATGTCCCGCTGGAGCTCGGTCACGAATCCGTTAAAAGTTTGAGAGGGTCGCTTGGACTCCTGATGCTCAAGTTTTTCATTGGGCTCCAAAACGATGAGCTTGCCACCGGCCTGCTCGACCATGCCGGAGTAGCATCGGTCGCCGCCGCCGAGTTCGGCAGCCATGTTATCATCAATGAAGCCCCCGGCACGGTTGAGGACGCGCGTGACCTCCGACTGGTCCTTGACCGCGCGCTTCTCGGCTTCGAGGATTTCGTCGAGATCCTGCAGACTATTGACCGAATGTTGAAGCAGGGGGGTACCGCGGGCGGCGCTGGAGGACGTCAGGTCCACGATGTGCATCATCGTATTCGCCGGCATGAAGCGGCTGGAGCCGTCTGAGCGGTAGACCCAATAGCCGACGATCTCGGCGAAGTCGCCGAACTGCACGCCGTCCCAAGTACGGTCAGGGATGTCTCGGTCGGCAGGATCGCCCACGCGGTGCGTTTCGATGATTTGGATTTTTGCCTCGCCGCGAGCGTTGCGAACCTTGGCCGCAAAGCACTCGCCGTCACGGATGAGCGCACGGACGAGCATCCCCTGGCACTGGGCAAAAGAGAATCGGTTCGTTACGTCGATACGCTTGGAGTGTTCGGCAAAGTATTCTTCGTAAGTCCTGGCGGCCTCAGGGGTGCTTGCGTGGGACTGCGGGCGGATACCATCCCCCGAAGTGTACAAGACCATGTCGTTCAAGATTTGGTTATACAGCCCGTAGTTGCGTTCGGCGTACCGGCACTTCTTGACCATCACGTTCCGATCGCGGGAACGTAGGTCGCGGCGGGAGTCCACGTTGGCTCCCATGTAAAGAATCTGGCGGGCGTTGCTCTGCGTCACGCTCTCCCATCGGGGAGTCTGCGGATAGGACGAACCGCTCTCGGTGTAGGCCTGCTGCTTAGGCACGGCGCCGCCCGCGAGGGCCGGCTTCTTCGGCGCCTTGATGACAGGCTTGCCGGGTTTCTTCTTCGGAGACTTAGAGGCCATATTGAGAGTCGTTGTTACGGTTGTCGTAGCGGGTGTTAATCACATTCCGACGACGACCATACTTGGCACTGTCCAGCAAACTGAGCGCCCCCATGGCCTCGGCAAGCATCTCCTTGGGGGGCAAGGCGAACTGCTTCGTAGAAGACGACCCGGAGTCGGCGTAGGACATGAGGACCTTGCCCTCCATGATCATCGAGACTGCCTTGGCCTTGATTGCCAGCAGCTCGTCTTCCGAAAGTCCGATGAACAGTCCTTGCATAAATCTGCGGGGTTAGGCAACGGAGGGGAGGAACGGCCCCGACCCTATGCCTCCGCAGGCGCACATCCTACGACGCTTCGGAACCGTTCCTCTTGTCGTCATGTTGACCGACCTTCCCCAGGTTGCAAGTCGTCCGCGGTTGCTTCTCGGCCGACGACGCCCCAACGGACGGCGACCAGCAGGCAAAGGATTTCGCAGTCTAGGGCGTGGTTGTCCCGCTTCCCCTGGGGGAGAATCCAAGTCGCCTTGCCCGTGCGACGATCGCGGACGCGGACCTCGGCGTTCAGCTGCTCGACGTATTCAGGGGATGCGTCACGGGCGAATCCGAAGACCTTTCTCGACCTCAGGCCGTGACGCAT